GGCTCGGGCTCTGGATCCGATACAACCAGAAGTCTGCTATCAGTCGCAACGAATGGGAAGCGCTCAAAGTGGACTCGTTACCTGACTTAAAAGGTCAACTTTACGTCGGGGTGAAATTCGGGCACGACTCGGCCAACGCTTGCGTGTCTCTGGCGGTCAAAACGGCCTCAGACAGCGTTTTTATTGAGACATTGGACTGTCGGAGCGTTCGAGACGGTGTCGAGTGGATAACGGCGTTTATTCGGTCGGCTGATGTCAGGGACGTGGTCGTAGATGGTGACGCTGGTAAGACGATACTGGCCGAAACCATGAAAAAGCTCGGACTAAAAGAGCCTCACATCGTAAAACCGGCGGACGTGATAACAGCCTCGGCGTTATTTGAGCAGTCAATAGCCAGCGGGTCGATATGTCACAAGGGTCAGCCGGCGCTTACGAGGGTCGTTACCAACTGCGAACATCGGCGTATAGGCTCAGGCGGCGGATTCGGGTATAACTCGATACTCGCAGGTGCTGATATATCACTACTCGAGAGCGCTGTACTCGCACACTGGGCGTGTAAGGAAGCCAAAGAAACAAAAAAACAATCAGTTAGCTACTAAGGCGGACGCAATACGGCAGTCCGTTTTTTAGTGCAAATAAAACACGGATACCTTCCGGGAAAAGGGGGCAGAAATGTCATTTAAAGTTATTGAGACTCAGGAACAACTCGACGCTATTATAGGCGAACGTGTCAAAAGGGCCGAGAAGCTGGCGGAGGAAAAGGCCGCGGAGAAATATGCTGACTACAACAGCCTACAGGACAAGGTCAAAGCCTATGAGCAACAGGTTGCGGACCTGAGCGAACAGCTGAAGAGTGGAGAAACTAAGTTATCAGAGTTCACAACCGAAAGGGAGGGGCTCGAGGCAAAAATCAAAGAGTATGAGACCGCGTCGATCAGGACAAAGGTCGCACTCGAAACAGGTCTCCCGTATCAGCTCGCAGAAAAACTATCAGGCGACGATGAAGAGGCAATCAGGGCCGACGCCAAGAAATTGGCCGAGTTCGTCGCTAAACCGTCCGCGCCGATGGGCGCCGCCGAACCAGATCGCAGTAATGAGGATCCGAAAGACACGGCACTGTACGACATGGCGCGGCAATTAGGAAAGGAGTACTAACTAATGGCAACTATCAAAGCAGGGATGAACTTCCCAACAACAGTTATCACCGAAATGTTTGACGCGGTCAGAGGTCACTCAGCACTGGCAAAACTGTCAGATCAGACACCTATACCTTTTAACGGCGCTACTGAGTTCGTATTTACAGCTGCCGGCGAGGCCGCACTGGTAGGCGAAGGCGATCCAAAGCCCGAAGGAGACGCTTCCGTAACAGCAAAGGTCATCAAACCGGTCAAGTTTATTTATCAGCAGAGAGTCAGCGACGAGTTCCTTAAGGCTGGCGACGAAGTAAGGCTTCAGTACCTGAGAGGGTTCGCTGACGGATTCGCAAAGAAAATCGCGAGAGGCTTCGACATCGCGGCAATGCACGGAATCGAGCCGGCAACAAAGGCACCGGCATCCTTCAAGGCTACGAACAGTTTTGACGGTCTCGTAACTGGTAACGTGGTTCCTTACGTCGCCGCATCTGTTGACGACAATATCGAGACTGCAATACAGGCAATAACTGACGGAGAGGTCAACGGAATCGCTATGTCAGCAACAGCCGCATCCGCACTGTCCGCGATCAAGGTCAACGGCGTTCCTCAGTTCCCTGAGTTCCGTTTTGGCCAGAATCCTGACGGCTTCTTTGGTATGAGGTCAGACGTAAATACGACTGTATCCGTACAGGAGACCGGCGCATCCACAACTGACCACGTGATCGTTGGTGACTTCCAGAACGCGTTTAAGTGGGGCTATGCTGACAATATCCCGCTCGATGTAATCAGATACGGCGATCCTGACGGTGCTGGTAGAGACCTGAAACAGTATAACGAGGTCTGTCTGAGAGCTGAGGCTTATATCGGTTGGGGAATCCTCGACGCTAATGCGTTCGGTATTGTACAGGCTCAGTAAAGGGGGCTGTCATGCTATACGTAAACAAAGTTACAGGTGCCGTTATAGACGTTCCCTCTGAGATCAGGGGAGACTGGGAACCAGTCAAACAGGTCAAGGAAGAACCGAAAAAGGCGCCGAAAAAGACGGAGGCAAAGAAAAAATGAGTCAATCTTACGCAACACTTGCAGACGTGATCGCGATCTCTGGCGCGACCTATACGGCCGAACAGCAGGAACGTATTACCACGTTACTGCCACTTATATCTGACTTAATCAGGTCAGAAGGTGAGGCGGTCGGGAAAAACATCGACGAGGCCATTGTAACCGACACGGCTTACGCCAGCGTTGTGAAGATGGTCACGGTGGACGTGGTCGCTCGGATACTCAGGCAAAGCACAACGGGCGAGCCTATGAGTCAGGAATCTCAGAGCGCACTCGGGTATTCGTGGTCGGGTACGTATGCGATCCCAGGAGGGGGCGCGGCCATGTCACTGATGAACAATGAGAAGAAAATCTTAGGACTCACAAGGCAAAGATGGGGAGCGATGGACGTATGGGAAAAATCACATCACAAGGGATAACCGTTACTTTATACGAAGAGACCCAGATCGGTGAGGACGCTTTTAATCAGGCGATATTTAAAGATACACCGGTCGAGGTTGAAAACGTACTGGTAACTCCATCCTCACAATCCGAGATACTTGACTCTGTAAATCTATACGGTAAAAAGGCCGTTTATACGCTGGCAATACCTAAAGGCGATACGCACGACTGGGAAGATCGACGCGTGGACTTCTTTGGCAAGAGCTGGCGAGTGTTCGGGATACCATCCGAAGGTATAGACGGCCTTATACCGTTGGACTGGAACAAGAAGGTTACGGTGGAACGATATGAGTAGATTTAAATTTGAGCTCAATGAGGAAGGCGTCAGAGAACTGATGCGGAGCGAAGAGATGCAGGACGTACTCGAGACCTACGCGCAACAGGTCGCAAAAAACGCAGGGGACGGGTATGAGCCAACTACTTACGTCGGCGAAAACCGAGCTAATGTGTCGGTCAGAGTGATGGCAGTCACCGAACAGGCCGAACAGGATAACTACGAGAACAATACACTATTGAGGTCGTTATGATGATAGAACAAGTTACTATATCTTACTTTAATGAGGCTACGGGGCTCCCGAAGGCTTACATGATGAGACCTGAGAAGGCGCCTAACAAGTACATCCTTATAGAGAAAACGGGTTCGCGCGTGCAGAATCACATAACGACGTCAACTCTGGCGTTCCAGTCATACGCGCCGACTTTACTCGAGGCGGCACAACTAAACGAACAGGTCAAGGCAACTGTCGAGTCTATGATAGAACTTGACGACATTGTCTCTGTTAATCTCAATTCAGACTATAACTTTACTAATACGGCCGATAAGCAACCACGCTATCAGGCCGTTTTTAACGTTACTCACTACTAAGAGGAGGAATATCATGCCGAACAATGCAACTAATGTATCCGCTGGCAAACCTAAAGTCGGCGGGGCTATTTATCGCGCGCCATTATCGGACGCGCTTGTACTCCCAACCGATGCGACTACTGCGCTCGATGCGGCGTTCGTCCTGCTCGGATACGCCTCAGACGAGGGGCTTGTTAATACTAACACTCCCGATTCTGAGACAATCAAGGCGTGGGGCGGCGATCCGGTCCTGTCGATCATGAACGAGAAACAGGACGAATTCAAAGTCACTCTTATAGAGGTCCTCAGGAAAGACGTTTTATCGGCTGTATATGGCTCTAATAACGTAACCGGTGACCTCCAGAGTGGTATCACTGTAAAAGCCAACTCTGACGAACCAGAAGAAGCTGCTTGGGTGTTCGAGCTCGCAATGAGGGGCGGCGTTCTTAAGAGAATCGTCATACCTGATGCAAAGATGACGGAGCTCGACGACATCGAGTATACGGACGAGGACGCTGTTGGTTATGCGATGACGCTGTTGGCGATGGCTGACAGTGCCGGTCAGACACACTACGAATATATCAAGGCGGCTTAAAGAAACATAACACCGGAGGTAAAACATGAAAAAGGGCACACTGAAAAACGGCTTTAATTATGAAGTCGACGAAAATGTACTGGATAACATGGATCTCGTTGACGCAATGGCCGAGGCTGAGGCTGGCAATCCGCTACGCTTTAGTCAGGCTACGCTGTTGTTACTTGGTAAGGACCAGAAAAAAGCTCTATACGACCATCTCAGGACGGACGACGGGCGGGTCCCGATTCAGGACGTAAGCGAAGCGTTCCAAGAGATACTTGAAAATCTGGGAGATCAGGGAAAAAACTGATAGCCCTCGCCGGCATAATAGCACACTATGAATCGGACGTAATCTGCGACCTGGCGGAAACGTACCAGATTTACGACTATAAAAGGGTACCGGGGCGTTTACTCGGTACTCTGGTTGCTGGCTTGGGGGTTAATTCGAGAATTTATCAAAAGATAGCCGGGCAAAAGGTACCGACGGACACGGTCATCTTGGCGCTGATCGTGGACGAACTGAGGCGACTCACGTACCTGATGGACGGCAATAAGCATAAAAAACAACCGGAGTCTATGGCGGCGCGGCTTGTGGATAAGCCTGAGGCGGATGATGGGCGATTGTCATTTTCATCACCTGAGGAATTCGAAGCGTACCGTGCGGCTCTGTTAGGAGAAATCAATGGCGACTGATTTAGGTAAAGCGTATGTACAAATAGTACCATCGGCGCGCGGAATCTCCAGCTCTATGACATCGGCGCTTAATCCGGCGGCGGCTACTGCCGGCAAAAGTGCAGGGTCGACTATATCCCAGAACATGGGGCAACGGATAAGCGCGGTCGGTAAAAACTTCATCAAAGCGGGGGCAATCGCTACAGCCGTGTCGGTTCCGATAATAAACGGAATCAAAGATGCGCTATCAGCGTATGAGGTACAGGCGTCGGCCGAGACAAAGCTGACCGAAATATATAAGACTCGTATGGGTGCCGGCGATAAGGCGGCAAAAAGTACCATGAACTTGGCCAGTGAGCTACAAAAGCAGGGCGTAATCGGTGACGAGGTAGCACTATCTGGAGCCCAACAGCTCGCAACCTTCGCAAAGTACCCGAGTACGATCAATACGTTGCTCCCGGCAATGAACAATTTACTGGCTCAGCAAAAGGGCGTTAATGCGACCACGGACGACGCTGTAAACATCGGTAACCTCATGGGTAAGGTCCTCATGGGTCAGACCGGCGCACTTAGAAGGGTCGGCGTCAGCTTTACGGATGCACAAGAACAAGTGTTGAAGTACGGCACCGAAGAAGAGAAGGCCGCCATGTTGTCAGAGGTTATAACCAGCAACGTTGGCAACATGAACAGCGCACTGGCTCAGACACCTGCCGGCAAAATGGCACAACTGAGTAATTCAATGGGCGATCTAAAGGAACAGGTCGGCGCGGCACTGGCTCCGGCACTGGCTCAGCTCGCACAATACGCAAGTGAGAAGCTGGTCCCGTTACTTGAAAAGATAATCGGGTTCCTTCAGGACCATCCCGTAATCGCTAAGATCGTGATCGGGCTGACTGGTCTGCTGGCTGTCGGTGGTCCGTTGCTGATAATGCTCGGGACACTCATGACAATATTACCTGCCATCGGTGGCGCTTTCAGTGTGCTGTTGGGTCCCGTTGGTCTGGTCATTGCGGCAATAGCGGCGGCTATAGCAATCGGCGTGGCACTTTATAAGAACTGGGACGTAATCAAAAAGAAAATAATGGCGATCTGGCAAGCGCTCGTTCAAAAGGTCGCGGCGCTGAAACATAGCATTACTACTGCGTTCTCTAATATGGGGACCGCGATAAAGTCAATAGTCTCAAAATGGCTATCAGTAATAACGTGGCCGTTTAAGAAGGCGTGGGAGTTTATTAAGGGCGTCGCCAATAAGATCAAGAGCGTATTCAGCTTTGATTTTAGCCTTCCACATATAAAACTACCGCATTTCTCAATACATCCTAAAGGCTGGCACTTTAGCGACCTTCTCGAGGGATCCATCCCGTCACTGGGTATCGACTGGTACGCAAAGGGCGGTATCGTTGACCGTCCTACTGTTATCGGTGCCGGTGATGTAAGAGGCGGCGAAGGTATCGTCCCGCTGACACAATTCTGGAACCAGATGGACGCTATGGCTGACTCGATCGTGGGCGGACTTGCCACGGTTGCGGCTGGGTCCGGCGGTGGCGGTGACATACACTTAGATGTATATCTTTATCCGTCAGGGCCTAAGATGGGCGAAGAAACGGTCAGAGCTTACGACACTTATAAGAAAATACTCGGATAACTGGAGGCAATTATGGCACTCACAGCACTCGATTACATAACAATAGACGGCACTCAGATATATAAGCCGCCAGAGTTCGCGCCTCAGATGGAGGATATTTATTCGGGCGAGTATACGACTTGCACGGGTAAGACTGTCGGCGACTGTATAGGCTGGAAGTGGTCAGATATGACACTACAATGGGACGCACTACCTCAGGACATGGTTGACGTACTTGTAAATATGTCAGGGGAGGCGACACTGGTATTCGACAGCCCGCTCGGCACTCAGACGGAGAAAATAATTCGTTCCTCAGCGGTACAACTCAGGAATCGTAACACTATAAGAGGCCAAACCATCTGGCGCAATGTAAGCGTTGCTATTAGATTCATCAACGCCCACCCGAAGGGAGCAAGCTCATGAGCGCGATAGACGTACAGAACGCGAAGCAGATCAGGGACCCGATGGACGTGCTGATAACGCTGTCACTCGGGACCGACATCGCAATGACATACTCAGGCTACAGCAGCGCCAAGGTAGCGGACGGCGTCCTGAATCAAAGTAGCTGGCCGATGCGAGGACTGGCGGACCTACAGGGCAACGGCTTCCCGCTCGATGGGAGCAGGGTGGTGTATAACCCGAACACAAGCCCCTCGCAGACCAACGGCAAGCTCGGAGTGCGCGGCAACGTAGGCCAGCCCGTAAGCGTAACGGCGACAGGCAACGACACGATAGCGGCGCTCGCCATATCCGTAACGGGTGCGGCATCCGTAACGCTGAGCGGGAGAACGACCGAAATCACAGGAAGCCGCGTCACGCTTCAGCTACTAAACACGACCGCGACGCTGACGTTCCAGCCGTCAAGTGAGGACCGCAGAATCGAAATCATAACCGTACTACCTGAGGCGGACTTCGTCATAAACAACGACAACCTCATAAAGGCAACGGTCTCCCTCCGGTCAGACCTTTCGATAATTGATCCGACACTACCCGAGAGCGAGCTGAACGTGGAAGTGTATCAGGACGATGATGTATCCGAAGCGGTCGCCTCGATACCGGAGGACACGCCGATAATGTATCAGGCGGGCTACCCCGGAGACATGAGCCCGGTCCGTAAGTTTTACGTTTCGGGTCAAGTCACGTGGGCAGACAACGTGCTGAGCATACAAGCCGTGGATGCGGTGCATTTTTTGGATATAACCCCAGGCATCGCGTGGTGGATTACGGAACCGCGGGGGTTTAAACACGTTTTTGCAGCCCTGTTAGGTGCGGCTGGGATCGATGCACAAGAATATTGGAACGTGGGCTGGGACACCGACCCGGGCCGTCTTGCAATCCCCCCCGGGATAACCGCCCGCGACACAATAGCAAGAATT